AAGAATTAGGACACAGTTTACCCGACGATGTAGTAAACAAGAACCAGGGTCTTAACCAAAACATTAAATATTGGAAACGTGTTACTAAGAGTTAGGCAATCTTTCACGCATAAAACGCCAAGCATCACCTATAGCAACTTCATCTAAAGTCCAATGACACTGTGCTAGCCTGTGATAGAAATCTTGTCTGTCAGGTAGTTCAGGTGTTTCAATTGTTTTAAGATCAGTATTACAAATAGACCAACACTGACTACGCTGTGGTATAGGGTCTGTAACGTACACAGGAGTGCCGTACAGCACGCTAGCAACACCTGGACTGCTATTGTATGTCACAGTAGCATGTGTCTTTGCTAGCTGTTTTCTTAATGTTATATCAGTTGGGAATTGTTTGACTACATTGGCCCAGGGTCTTGTGTCAAACTGGTTTAGCGTAGTAATATCACCTGGATGTCCTCTAACTACTATAGTACGATCAGTGTACGAACGTATCTCACTAACTGTCTGTATTGCCCAATCCAAACTGCCTCGGCCACCCATTGACCAACCACCGTTGCGTTGCAAGCAGACTAATATGCTTGATCCTGACGACCAATTACGTTCTTGAAACTGATAACTTTGTTTAATTTTTTCCCATCTAGCAGTATTCCTGTTCTTATCAAAATACCAAGCGTCTGTAGGGAATATACCGTCTAGACTATATCGCAAATACTTGTCCTTGTTTGACATATCTAAAAATTGGTACAAGTTACTGTCAATAATTACACTATGTTTGCCTTGTTGTTTCTGATGATCAATAGCATTCTTTCTAATCATTAGGTGTGGTGCTTGTCTACTACCTTCATGTACGTATCCTTGCACTACAGCAAAATCACAATTAACAACACGATTATCTTCTACTACAACTACTTTATCACCTACTGCATTGGCACCTTGTGCAAAACTTGTAAGAATTTTTCGCTTGGCCTCGTTGCGACTTTTCTTTGGGATTCCTGATAAGTAGACTGCTAGCTTCATTTGCTGTGCCACTCTTGAACCATTTTCCAGGCTGTGCCGTCGTGCAGTTCAGTAACCGTAAACATATGATAGGCTAGATTACTCAGCAAGTACATAACTTCATCTGGTGTTGGAACTAGTGGGTTTTCAATTTTACTTAGATCGTTTGAACACAAAGATGATGCCGCATTCTGCCCTAAAACAACTGCTGGTTTACCTTCCATGAGTGCTTCAATAGCCGCTATTGAATTGTATGTTACTAAACAATGTATATCATCTTGTAGGGCGTCTTGTATTGTATGTTGCAGTACTCTTTCTTTACGTGATTTCTTAAGCCGAACAACAATCTCTCTATCAGTATGTTTTTTAATTTCTGTTAGAGTAGTTTCCATCCAGGTATCTAGATCTTCGCCATAGAATTGCATTGCTTTTTCACTTGGCGGACACAATAATATTTTACTGCCCGGTGTAAACTTTTTATTATATCCATTTGCTTTGATGTATCTATCTGCAGGAACATCTCTTAGAGTTCCACAATATTGTACATCATTTAGAGTTACTCTGTGCCAGTTTTTATTTTTTTTATTACCGTAGTATCCTGTATCAACAAAGTAAAAGTCTCTGTTATTATCTTTACAAAAGTCGTATATATGTTTTTTAGTAATCCCTCTAAAACTCAAAGGTCTCTGGTCGTCAGTTTGTTTAAGTACATGTTCCCAATCTACAATACTTCCGCCACTTCCTTTAACAAAACTGTCAACTACTCTATCCCATTTAAATCCTTTGTTCAATACTGATTGTGGTAGCTCAGCCATATCACTTACTCCTAATACACCGCTTTTGTTATAATTTTTTATGTCTTTTGTTAGTTGTTCAACGCTCATACTTTGAGAGTATATGCTATTTGGATCAAGTAACATATTTTCTAAGTTAAGAATAATATCTTTTATTTTACTGCCGTATGTTATATCTTGTATAGATACCGCTCTTATCTTGTCACTAGGATGCTGTTGTAATTGAAATTGTTCTTTATATTCTAACCATAAGTCACCGTACTGTACTTGACTCCAACTTTCAATCCCCATATCCTCAGTAATGTGCGTATCGTTAAACCAAGGGCCACCATCTGTATAATGTATAGCGTTAGGCTTGCCCCAATCTGATTCTTGATAGTAACCTGATAACCAATTCCAATTTGGCTTTAGCATTCCTATCTTTTTATTTTCAGTAACCCATTCAAGTCTATGTAGATAACTCAAAGGTTGTTGATTAATAGCATCTAGACTTAACCGTTGGCTGTCTAGACTGCCGCAGTTAAATGCCATCATTGACGACCAGTTCTTTTTAGGATAAAACGTCTGTGTCTGACCGTCCATCTTTGTTTTAGTTTTTGGTTTATATCCGTAATTCTCATGCGGAACTACCCATACACTTTTACGGCTTGTAATTTGATCGTACAGTTTCTTAATGTCTGTAGTCCATAAAAAGTCGCAGTCACAGAATATTGCTTTGCCAGTATACTGCATTAGGTACGGAACTAAAAATCTTGAATAAGTAAATTCTGTTGACGCATCTTGATCACGTTTACGTGTTAGTATCTTTTGCTTTTCTAGTTCGTCTAGCTTGAGGTAATGTATTTTAACAGGAACTGACGCATGCTTTAATATGCTGTAAGCACAGACATCAGCGGCTATGGGCTCTCGACTATCCCAGCCTATGAATACATTAATAACCGTGTGTTGTATTGTTGCCATTAAACTTAATAATTATATACTAAGTTTATATTTATTAATAGTTGCGGAAGTCGTATACTCTTTTGTTCAGCCATTCAAGTTTTAGGTCTTGAAACCTAACAAAGTTCCATTGATTTAAACTCGCAACTGCTGAGTCGGGTAGGAGTCCAAGTTCAGCTAAATCAAACCAGGTTGTAGTTTTATAATCTAATTTTTTAAAGTCTGGTTGCTTATACGCTACTGCATATATCCAGGGAGTGTCTCTCTCTTTTTTAAAAAAAGCGTCACGGCAGTCCCAACCATTTACTGCTAGCATGTGAATCAGTCCTACTAAACTATGATTATAGTATTCGTACCCGTGCTGGTCTGCTACTATTTTATTTCGCTGTAATGCAGTTGTTTGTGGAACTGACAATACTATCATTCCGTTGTCACGACAAAGATCATACCAATGACCTAATGTAGCAACTGGATTGATTGCATATTGTAATATGTTTGGAGCATGTATTACATCAAAAGAATTGTGCTTCAACGGTGTTTCTTCCATGTCGCACTCAACTATATTAATGTTTGGGCTCTCAAACGTTTTATCAAAGTTATTTTTTAGATCAATACCGGTACACTTAATGTTCAATGGTATTTGTTGCTTAGAATCATTTTCTAATGTTCTAGTTGCCCACCAGTTAAGATCAAAACCTTTACCTGATCCTATGTCAAGCATTGTTTCAATACTTTCCATAAAACTAGTATACTGTTCTAATTCATCAAGTGTTTGTAAATTATGAGTATAACTTTCGTTGTCAAATAAAGGCCTATACACTAACGTCTTCCATTCCAGATGTTCTAAGTCTAACTATGTGTCCTAGCATAAAGTTCTTTGATTCAAACCCTTTTAGTATACCAAGCCATTTGTTTCTTAATAGTGCTACATCATTGATTAACGTTTCAAAGTCAATAACTTCGTCTTCGCCATCTACATACTTTTCTGCATCACGTGATGTTAAAGCTCGCTGGTATGCTTCTAGATATTTTTGAAAGTGTTTACGTCTAATCTTACGTAGTTGTATGTTAAGAAAGTTAAGCACTGCTTCAACTTCTTGTAGTTGATTAAAACGATGTTCAGTGATGCCAGGTAAATCACGAATATTCTTTTCTACGTTGCCATATACCGAACATTCTTTTTTAGCTGTTATTAGTTCATTTTCGTAGTGCAACAGCATAGCAGGTATTTTCGTAATATCTTTAGTTACATCACTATACCAAGTCATTAATAGTCCTCGTTTTCTTCTTCGTTGTCGTACTCATCACCCCAAGGGTCTAAGCCGTCATCTTCTTCTGCAACAGTATCATCATACTCTATTAATGCTTCACGAACTTCCTCGTCCTCCATTAATGCAGAGTCTCTAATTTCTCCAGGACTAACACCTTGAGTATCAACTAGGGTGTGTACTAGATCAATAGCGGCCTCTTTATGATTACCTTCATTGATATGAGATTTTAGTACTTCAAATATATTAGCGACAGCATCTAACATTTTACTCTTCTACCTCTTTAGATTTTTCTTGGATTTCTGGTGCTTGCATTTCTGTAGCTACATCCATGCTTGCCTCAATATCTTCGATATTTACCTCATTGTTCTGATTTTTTAAGTGTTCCATTACTTTATCTAAACAACCATCAGTATTTGATTCCCATGCTTTACGGAACTGTTTAATTTCATTAGCACTGTCTGGCTCACCGAAGCGTAGTCTATTACCGTCCTTCTTAAGTATGCCTTGTTTCTCTGCTAGATCAACTAGTCCGCTGTACGGGTTCATACCTGTTTCATATGGTATTTTAACTTGTACACCTTCAAAAGGTTTAGCGTAACGTGTTTTCATAATCTTACAACCAGCTCTAATACCTTTAACTTCTGATATCTTGTTGCCATCTTCGTCTTCTTTCAGTTTCATTTTCTTCATTGCTACTACGATACTTGAAGCGTAAATAAAACCTTGTCCACCTGATATCTTATCATCTGGGTCAAACATATCTTGTGATGCGTATGTGTGATTAGTACATACCATGCCAACATTACAACTACCAAACATGTTAACTGTGTTACGTACCAGTGATGTTAATGCCTTAGGCTTACGGCCCATATCGCCTTTCATATCACCTTTTTCAAACTGTGCAACATCTGTTGGGGTTAGTAGCATACCCAACGAATCAATAACAAACAATACTTTAGGCCTTTCTTCCTCATTCATAGCACGATATTCTACCATAAAGTCATTAACTGTTTTCGCTACATCATCAATCATAGCCATGTTAAGTTTAAGTAGTTTCTCTGCACTAGTATCAACCTTTAATGCTTGTAGCCAAGCTTCATCAAGTGCGTTCTCTGAATCAATCAGTACTACAAAGATACCTTGCTCTTGTGCTTCTTTAACAATGTTCCCTGAGCAGATGTAACTCTTGCCTGCACCTGATTCACCAGCAAACACTGTTACTTTGCCTAGTGGTATACCTTTGTTAAAGTCGCCGCTGATTAAATAATTTAGGGCGTAGTTGCCTGTTGACACCCAATCTGTCGGATCGTTAAATCCAATCGATAACCCTTGTATTGACTTACTAATGCTCTTTCTAAACTTACTTACATCAAATGGTTTTGACGACATGTTATTCTCCTAGTTCTATATCAAAGTAATCTTTATAACTAATCTTACGTAGTTTATCTTGCTTAGTTATAAACTCTACTAATTCTTTTTCATTATTATAACTTGAAGCAACCAAAGGTTCAAGTTGTTTGAGCAACAATATGTCCGTTTTTTGAAAAAGTTCTTTTGCTTTTACAGTAAACGGATTTACATATTTTATACTCAACTGTTCTGGAAACTCTAAGACACCATAACTAAATGGTATTCCTACTGAGTCCGCATATCTTAACATGTTTTCTAAATCTGCTATAGTAAACACATTCAGCGTACTCCAAAATCCTATTTCAATTAAATTACTATCATCTGCTAATTGTTTATACTCTTTAACTACCTGGTCCCATTTTTTCCATTTAATAGGCCAGCGACTATATTCGTTAACTGATTCAGTCCCATCAAAACTCAATGTAATTGTAACTTTAACTTTATTCTCTATCAGTTGCTTTACTTCAGGTATTACCTGTGTTCCGTTAGTGTTTATTCTAACTATCTTAACATTAGGTGGTAAGTTGTTTAATAACTTTTTGTAATTCTTACTGTAGCTTGGCTCTCCACCATTAATGTCTAATTCTATAATTCTATCTTGCGGTAAACTATCAAATGCAGTAACATTTTCTAATTTAATTATATTCTTTTTTAAACTACCTATTGTAGTTGACAGTCCTTCCCAACAAAACTGGCATGCTGAGTTGCATACGTTGTCTAAAACACCGCCTATAACTAGATAATTGTCTCTAAAGTTTTTTAACAGTTCGTGTTTCTTTTTGCTGTCTAGTCTAATACTTTGTCCTGATGTTTGCTCTGTTGTTTGGCACCTAACACATTCTATAGGCCATTGTTCTGTTTGTTGTAGTTGTTTATTCCAGTTGCTTGATTCTAATTCATCAAATGTTTTAAACCTAGGTGCGTCAACCATATGACCGCAACGACTAGTTGTACCGTCCTCGTTTAACCTAGCAAAATGTTTAAATCTTGGGCAATACATGATGTGCTTTTCCTATGATAGCTGTATATGCCGTTAAGTCTCTTTCTTTAAGATGATCTATTATTTGTTTTACTGTCCAGCTATCACCTACTAATTCGTCTAATATAATTTGATCTAAACTAAATTGATTTTTTAATAAAGGATTATCTACTAGCTCATCTAGCAGTTGATCATCTAGTGTAGTTAACTTATCTGCTACTAGGTTAAGACCTTTACAATATTGATCTAACATAGCCATGCTATGAAATTGAATCTTTGCTTGTGGATTCATATATCGTGCTAAATTAATAATCCAGTTAAGTTGTCCTACAAGATGCCGGTCTAACATTATTCCTTGTCTTAAATAATAGTACACCGTATCAAAGTCTACATTTTCCTTTTCCATGTAATACATATAAGTCTGTACGGCACTACGATACCTTTCACGCGGATCTCTAACAAAAACATCAATCAAATCTAATTTGCGTATCTGTTCATTGACTAATGTTCTAAATTTTTGATCTTCTGCGGCATACCTAAGAGTTGAATTTCCACACTTAAATACTGGGTAAAAGAATTTTCCTATAGAACTAAAATCTATAACTTCTACTTTATTTGGGTACAGTATGTCATCTAGTCTCGTAAGCATTGAAATACCTCAGGAAATATTTTCTTAGCATCTAAATTACGTCGTTGATCCATATCGTTTGATTCTTTTAACACATAGTCAGTATCTCTTGTAAAAGGAGATTTGATATGTTTTAACAAGTTATGATATCCATCTTCGAGTAGATACCCTGGTTTCTCTTGGATTCTTTTCTCTAATTCTTTAGCTAGCTTGTCACGTGTGAGCTTGTTAAACTGTCTAACATCTTGCCATACAGGAGTTTCAATTGGTCCTATAATGTAACTGTTATTCTGAAACCCTAAACTTTGAAAGTGATCAATGGTTGTAAATAATGACCATGGGTTAAACAAGCACCATAACATATTAAAACTAATTTTATGATCTAGTTTTTGCAGTACGCTTAGGTTTTCTACAAAATCAGACCAGGTGCCGCCAGTACGTATATACTCGTACTCATCATCCATTGATTCTACACTTAGTATCCAATGTACATTAGGAAACTTACATAATAAATCAAATATTGGTGTTCCTGTTTTACTTAAATTAGTGTTGACTCTAATTTGTACATTTCTGTTTCTTTCCCACAGTGCTTGTATGATTTCTTCGTTTTGTTTCATCAACAAAGGTTCACCGCCTGCAAAGTAAACATTTTCTAACTGCTCAATGTTCTCTAAAATGTATTCTTTTACTTCAGTTAATCTCTCACCTTTACTATCAAGTGCTTTTATTGGTAGCTTTACTTCTTTTGCCCACTTGTTACTATACATTGGTCCGCAATATACACAAGCAAAATTACATTGATTTGACCAACGTACATCAATTTTTCTTAGATCAAAGTTTTTTGGATCTTCGTATGTATCAAAAGGAACATTCTTTAGTTCTTTAAGATAGTATATTCTGTCACTGATTATATCAAAACTTTTCTTACCTTCTTCTAGCTTATAGCAACATTCACAAGTAGGTTCTTTCTCTCCCTTTAACATACGTGTTCGTATGTCGTTTGCTTTATCACTAGATAATATTTCGTGTATCGAGTTATCTCTAAGACTGCCCAATTGATGGTTTGTTTTACGTATACAATTACGCACATCACCTCCGGCGTCAACGTATATTCCTGTCCAAGCTAGAGGACAAAATGCTCGATTAGTTATATATTTTTTACTGTCCAATGTAACTAGGCCCTAGTGTAATTTCGTATACTTTTAATTTAGAATTAACATCTAAACATTTAACTAACTGTTCGGCCCATAAGTTAACATCAACTGCCATTGGTCCACTGTGGTCACCAGTGTGTACTTCACCTGGTTTAACCATTGTTATCTGCGGCCAATAATCTTTATGTGCTAAAACTTTAGTTGCTTCTTCTAATGCTTTCTTTTGATTATAATATTGTTCATACTCAAGACCTGATTGTGTACTAACAGGACTAAGAGTCATTGCAGTACTTATAACCATTATTTGCTTACCTTCATGACCTTGCCATAACTTATATAATGCAAACATAAGATCAGTTTGACAATAACCGTGTTGTGCATTATTAATAAACCAATCACATTCTTTAATTAAAGCGATTGTTCTAGGAATGTTCTGTATATTATTTCCATCACGTTTACTGATGCCTACAATTTCGTGACCTTGAGATTGGTATATTCTGGCTAATGCCTGACCTATACCAGAAGTGTGTCCAGTGATTGCTATTTTCATAATGTTAGTTATCCAAAGAGACTGAGCGGTAAATTACTTACCGCCCATGCCACTAACTACTTATTATTTGCCTCTTGAACGGATCATTGCAAGAATGTCTTCCGCTTTAGAACCGCCTGCTGGAGCCGCCGCTGTTTCTGCTACTGGCTCTGCCACTGGTGCTGGTGCTGGTTCTGGTGCAGTAGCTACTGCTGGTGTAGGAGCAACTGTTGGTGCAGGTGCTGTTTCTGCTACTGGAGCCGCTACTGGTGTTGCTGTTGGTGTTGCTGTTGGTGTTGCTGTTGGTGCTGACATAGTAGGTGCATTCTGTGGTGCTTGCATACCTGCTGGTCTGTAGTACGCACCCCATCGTTCTGGATCATACTGTCTACCATCTACTGATGCTTCAAACATTTCTTTCATAACTTTAAGTTCGTGCTCACCTGGTCTCTTAGGAAGAAAATCTCCTAGTGTATGTAAACCATGTTCATTAACTGCGGCCTGCTCTAGGTCCGTTAATGCACTTTCTTTTCTTGCCCAGTTTGAAGTTGTATAATCAGCATATCCACCTTTTTGTGTTTTAGTAACACGGAAGTCTAAACCAGCGTTGTAGTCTGTTGGTAATTCTTCCATATCTGGATCCATCAAACTTGACTTAATAATAGTAAAGATTTGAGGACTCATAATAAAACGTCTAATTGGATTAGCTGGTGTAGTATCATCTGCTATTGGATTCTCTCTAACAAAGCCCTGGAATATATAAGACTTCTTCTTCCAATACTTACGACCCATTTCTTCTAGTGATGAATCTTTAAACCATGTTCTAACTTCTGCTAGAATTGGGCATGACTCACCCCACATCTCTACACATGGTACTTGAACTAATACGTTCTTGTTATCCATCTGGCCTTTAATGCCATTAAATGGTAAACGGATCATATTTCGTTCTTGCCAAAAGAATGTGTTGTTTGGATCTGCGTCTGGAAGGAATCTAATTGTTGCTGATGTACCTTCTTGAATGTTCCAGTGTGCGTAAATTGCGTTGTCACCACCGGATGATCGGTTGTTACCTTGATTGTTCTCAGATGCTTGTAATTTTGCTCTGATATCTGCTAAACTTGCCATAGTATGTTTCTCCTTTATGTGCCATAATGTTTTGCCTTAAATGTGCCTGTGTATAAAACACTATACTAGTGTAATATAATTTATTTATGCTGTCAATAGTAATATGAGTATATTTTACCAAATGGTCGTAAAAAAAGCACATAAACTAAATTATGTGCTTCTTTTGAGGGTTTGTCAATACTGTTACTTTCTATAGTTTACCAAATCTACTATACGTGCAACTTGACTTTCTTCTACTTTATATACTTTACCGTCAACTTCAAACTCTTTTTTGCCGTCACGTTTAGCGTTAGCAAGAGCTAGTGTAAACTCGTTACCTTCTTCTACATCATCTTCGTTTACTGCGTCTGGTTCAACGTTTGAAATAGCAGTTTTTAATAGTTTACCTGTTTCAGTTCTAAACTCAACTGCTTCATCTGTTACTGTTTCAACTGTGCCTTTAGTGCCTTTGCCTGTAACAATTTGATCACCTACTGATGGTGCATAGTCTTCTGTTACTTCTGCTTCTGCGGCTAAGTCACCAGCATATTTTTTCATCTTGCCAATGTATGCTGGTTTGTTTGGATCTTGTCTTAGTCCTGGTGTTTTGACTTCAGACCAGTCTGATTTTTTACTTTGATATTTTTCCTCAAACTCTTTATCAGATAGTTCTTCCATGTCCGTGGACAGTTCTTTCATTTTACCTTCGTCGATTGACTCGGCCATGATGTTGTCCCAGAACTCGCCATTCTCTTCACCGTACTTTTCAACAAAATCTTCACGTTCCATGCGTTCTGCATCTCTCCACATCATGTCTTTCATTTTACCTTCGTCGACATATTTGTCTTCCATTGGAACATCCATATCTCTTGCGTCCCACTCTGCTTCAGCGTCATCTTGGCATTCATCTCTATACTGATCGTTTGAACACTTAGTTACATGTACACGATTTTGTTCGTTGTCTACTTTAGCAGTATACGTAATATCTGTTGGAATACCACCAGGTCCTGGAACAGTAACTT